ATGAAACTTAAATCAGAAAACTTCAATATTGTATACGGAACTAAAAACAATGCATATGTTGTCGCAGAAAATGAAAAATTAATCTTAATTGGATGGGATCTAATAAATCAAATAGCAGGTCAAAGCGGACTTGATGACTGGGATTTCCCAGAAGATGGCGACTATGATGCAATTTGCGATGTAATTAACTCTTTCGATGAGAATAATTTCGAAAACCAACCAATTTCAATGTGGTTTGATTAACCAAAAGTGTTTGTCTAATTACTATCAATAAAATCCATTAATGTGCGTTAATGGGTTTTATCAGGAATATTTATGAACAATTTAGAATTAAAAGCCGTTCGCCAAGGCTTAGGCTTAACCGTTGCTGAGGCAGCAGAATTACCCGCCATTAATGTGTCAAAACGAACATTTCAGCGCTGGGAAGATGGTACTCGTAGTGTTCCAAATGACATTGATTTGTTGTTTTTCACAATGTCTAGTCACTACACGCTAGTTTTAAACAAAATGCTTGCCGACGTTGAAAGAGCAACAATTTATAATAAAAATGACCAAACCAAGCCGTCAACTATCACGCCTGCTTTGCCATTTTTTCACACATTCGAATCATTTCAAATGGGTACAGAATGTCCACATATTTCTTATTGGCGCATATATCAATCGGTAATTTCGCATTTAATTTTGATTGGGAAAATCACAAAGCTGGATGATAGCGCTCAGATTCCTAAAGATTTTGGGATCTGGAAGTGGTTAAAGGGCGGATATGAGCATGAGCAACTATATTGATGGCCCGTCTTGCAAGATTATCTTTTGCGCTTATTGCGGGAAAATAGTCAACAAGTCAGTGCGTGGGCGTAAATCAACATGTACAGATGAATGTGCAGTTCTTTACCAGCGCCAAGTTTGGAGTCGTCATTATGTAGAAAAAATGGCGAAAAATCCAAATTATGCTAAAGAACAATCAGCAAAGCAGTATGCTCGAATTAAAGCTGATCCAGAAAAATGGCAAGCGCACCAGGAGGCACAAAAAGAGCGCAATCAAATGCCAAACTATAAAGAGAGTCTGGAAAAAAGTTGGAAGAGATATAAGCAGAATAATTTAGATAAATTAGCCCAGCGTATGCGACGTTATCGAGAGATCAATCCAGAAATTATTGCTTCAATTGACACAAAAAGGTCAGCAAAACGAAGTGCTGAACGTGAACGTTTAAGGATTGAAGAGCCTGAACAATATCAAGCTTTACTTGAAAAAGAAGCGGAATATCTTCGCAAACTTAAAGCAGAAAAACGTTTGGCTGAACTTCAAAAAGACTTATCTAAATTGGTGAATAACGATGAATGAATTAACAAAGATGCTCACTAAGCATCAAATTGAACAAGCATCAATAGAAGAATTAAAACATGAATTGTCACGTACACTTAAAGTCACGAGTCAATATCTCGTTTACATGTCAATGATTTGGTCGCAACTTAATAAAATGGGTGTGGATCTATCTGGTTTAAAAAGTGGTTTGTTTGAATACGTTCCATTGATTGCAACAAATAAGCTAAATCCAGATTTAGTGATTGAATTTGCAGGAAATAAAACCCTACTTGCTGCTTTAGCTAATGTGCCCATCGAACAACAAAACTGGATCGCTGAAACGAAACAAGTTGCATTTGTTGATCTTGGTGAAAAGAATGAAAAAATTGAGCGCGTACTTGATTTAACTAAAGCAAAGCCCCGTGAAATTTATCAAGTTTTTGGTGGAGAGAATGGGTTTCGCAATCCAGATCAGCAGTATTTATATTTAAAAGCGAAGAGCAAAGTACCAAAAATCCCGAAAACCAAAGAGCGTAAAACGCTCCGCTCTGTTGAGTTTGATTTGAATAATGAGTACATGTTAGTCGGCAAAGATAGCCGAGTGAAAGTCGATACAATACTAAAAGCATTGGGAGATTTATACGAAATCGATATGTACGAAATTATGAGCAAATATTCTGATCGAATTGCAAAAAAATAGCCCTCAATCTGAGGGCCATGCTTCACTCAATTTTTCTTCATTAACTCTGTGTTCATCAGCATATCTTGCCATTTTTGTATATTCTTCGATGCTTCGCTCGAATACGTTTCCGAGCGTTGCGCAATATTCATCACTGGTTTCGCGGGAAGCTGCGGACAGACGTTGTTTTGCAATGCTGAGTTGCTTTGACAAGCTGTTAGCACTGGACTGAGCATCGCTAGCATCAGACTCAATTTGTTTAATTTTGGCATTGTAGTTTTGCTCCGCTTTTGTGATTTGTTCTGCCCAAACTTTTTCTTGTTGAGCAGCTTGAACTTTGGATTTTTCAGCTGCTAATTGTTGCTGAGTGATGTAGTTGGCGTGTAATCGCTTCTGATCTTTGATTTCAGCAGCTTGATGATTTTGAATAAACAAACAGATCAATAATAAAAAAGCGAGAACTGCAATGATGCATTCTCGCCAGTATTTAAGGACTAAATACAAATAACTCATGAGAACTCCTTGTAAGCATTCGCCAGCTTTATGTCATAATTATTCTTTGCATACTCCTTGCCGTTGTAACTCAGTGCAAAGTTCTTCCAGTCCTGATTTCGCAAATATTTATCAAGCCCATTAGTTTTAATGAAGCGGCACATTGCATCCAATTGACCAGCCTCATCTTTATACATTGCATTGATAAATGCTTGTAATGACGCATAGCCTAGATCTTTCCAGTGATACCCCATCACCTGCCCCAAACCCCATGACGCTGACTCGAGTGCAGATGCGCGATCATATTGCGATGCAGCATTTAAACGACCATGTTGCTCGGAATATAGGCCATAGCCACCCATTGTCTTTGCACATAAATCTGGTCGCTGTCGCATCGCTTTATCAGCAATACTTGCTTTGCCATTTTCTATCAATCGCTGTCTAAAGACATGACGCTCAAAGAGTATGACTGGTGTGCCGTCATGGTTGAAGCCACTGCCCTTAGCCTCAACTTTCATGACTGCTTGTAGTGCTGCTGTGGGCACATTGATAGACTTAGCCGCTTCGGAAATTTGCTGTATTGTGATTTTTTTAGTCATTTTGACCACCCTTTTTCTTTTCAGATTCACTACTACCAAAGTAGAAACCGCATGCTGTTGTCATGGCGCCTGCAATAAAGCCTAATGCCGTGTTGATCAAGTTGCTGTTCTCGCGCGGCATATCAACAAAGAAAAGCGCAATCACAAGCACAAACATTAAAGCAATAAGTGAAAAGGCTATAATGGCTCTGGTTTGATCATTGCTCATTCTTATGCTCCAGCGTAGGCCGCTTACTTAAAACAGCAATGTCTGTATCTAGACGTATTAACTTAGATTCAACAATCGCAATACGCTGATTTGCATCTGAAATACGTTGCTGTAAGTTCGACAGGCTTTGAACTGTCCAAGTTCCGAATCCAATGATTGAAGCTAAAGCGGTTCCAGAAATTAGCTTTGCGAAGTTAAGTCCACCCTTCGCCAGATTCACCTCTGTTTGAAGTGAATCAATATCCCGTCTATTTGTGCTTGCTTGTGATTGATATGCTTCATTGCGCTCAGTAAGTCGTACAAGCGCATTGTTCATATCGCTCATCTGCTGTTGCATATGATCAATCTTTTTTTCTAATCGCATACCGTAGCTTTCGTTCTCAGCCATGTGACCCCCAATTTTTGGCAATAAAAAAGCACCCGTTTGGGTGCTAAATGCGTATGTTTATTTTACTCGTAATAACAAGGTCGACATGAGACTGATGGTTCTGCTATATCATCTGGAAAATCAAAAGTGTATGTGTCGATTCCTGCGTGCTGAAATGCGATACTACCGCCACGCATCATATTTAAACAACTAAAAATACCTGGCGCAGACTGAGTTTCTGCTGTACATCGAATGGTCACGTCATTCCAAAACTTGCCGTAAGAACTTGGATCATCATATTTTATCGTAGATAAAATACCCAGCTGTTGTAGCTTGTTTATAACTGCTTCTGAAAGTTTACTGTAGTCTAAAAGTTCAATTGCAAACTGCCCATTTGAAGCGTAAACCCCAATTGTTGTTGCATTTGCATTTAGACCAAATCTCAAAGAATTAGGGGTTGTTGGAATGTATGTTGATTCACTTATCGTTCCAGCATAAGTTCGCTCAATCAATGCACCGCTATAAGCATCAATTGCTTTCCAAAGACTAGAATTTTTTGATAAATCATTGACGGGGTTTTTTGTAAATGATGGATCAATGACGTGTAATTCGTTATTCACTAAACGACAACCCACTTGTCGCTCGTGAACATTACCCACCATGTCACTTATTCCCGTGTAACTAAGATTATGACGAAAATTCACAGTACCTGAGCCTGTGTAAATATTTGCAGAATTTGGCAATGAGCGACCTTTTTCATTTGGCCCACCAAAAGGACTATATACCAGCGAAGCATCAGTAATACCAAAAGGAAACCAGTTATTTTTCCGACAAATAAGCGCGACTGCTGCCCATTCGTCATAACTCATCATATGAAAGCCTGCTCCACAGGCTGCGATATATGCTTGTTGATCTAATGTTGGAAGCGGTAAACGCGGATCTTGATTCGGTTGAGATACAATTTCACCATTTTTAAGTGAACCTGAATATACACCAATGTATATAAAATCTTTTTCAACCCCATCAACAATGAATGCTGGGTGAGTTCCACTCCACGCAGCATTAACAGTAGACATATCAAACTTTGGCAATTTGTACATAAAAGACGGTTGGCCTTTTTCTGTAAAGATAATAGTCTGCTCACCGTTGGTTTCAGCTTCTACTGCTAATTTTAAAGCGAGTTGAGTTTCAGTTAAGATTTGAGCCATTTTTAAATTCCTGTTTTAAACAAATTTTGAGTCACAATAAGCAATACGACGTGCAACCCAGTCGCTAAATGCTTGAAGATTAAATGTGCTGATTTCACCGCCATAGGGCGTTGTGGTTTCTCGGTTGGGATATAAAGCAAGTTCAGCAGCGTGAAGTGGCTGTGTAAATTGATTTGTGATATCTAAATACATTTGTCGCATTGCTGGCACTGTAGTGATTCCAGCCGCTTTCAGTTCATTCCATCGCACTGCAATTTCTGTTTTGAATGCGGTTCGTACTTTGTTCCAGAATTCGAGATTGTCATTGCCATAACTAAAGACATTGGTTTCATCTGCATTCATGCGAAAATCTTTGAATGTCAAATCCATATCGTAGGGAAGAAAGAACCACTTTGTTCCATCCCAACTGCACATGTGCGTATTGTTTGTAATGCCATCAATATTTCCTGTGAATTGTGAATAGATATAAAAATCAACGATATTGGCTGTGTGAAAATAAGTAGTCTTATTTGCTGTAAATGAAGTCTGAGTTGACTGTGCAAATGTGCGCCAAGCATTTAGGCAAGCTGTTGTTGCAGCAGTAACGCTTGATGGAGCGCGTAATTCATATGTGCCATCTGGCAGTGTGTCAGTACGAAAACCAGCAATATTGTCTAATCCAATGAGGATTTTTTTTGGTGAATTTTTGGGAATATTGTAGTTCTCACGCTTCTTACCAATCATGAGTTGACCAATACCGTAAAAACTACCATTAATATTTAGGACACAATTAAAGCCGGTTGGATAGCTTGTCGCATTTGTTTGTACTACGTCACCCTTCAATCCTAAGTAACTAAAATCTATGTCTTTTACTGGAAAGTTACCTGTTCTTGCATTTAGGAACTTCGTCCATAAGTTATAGTTCAGCAAATTCCGCACTTGTGCTTTATCTGTATAGTTTGCTTTAAACACCCACTCTTGCTGCAAGAGTGTATTGCCTATAGACAAGTTGATTTGCTGATTCAGAGCAGAATCTGAATACAGAGCAAATGTCCAATTTTTCTTCGGATATGCAGCAGAGCCAGAACCCTGCACTTCAAGCGTTGAATAGCATTTAAGAATTTGCCCATCGATATTGATTGTAATTTGACCCTGTAAGACCGTACCTTTTGCTGTGGGCAATGGCAGTAGCGTGGTTTCATAATTGATTTCAATCAATCCACTAGGCTTACCAAAAATATAATTGTTCGCATACTTTGGCTCTGCATCTGCACTTGATGATCCTGAAGCTTTTGTATTTGCTATGACATTGGCAATTGTTTGCTGTGCAAGAACAAGTTGCATTGTCACCGCATTATTATTGCTCTCATGATTTTTAAGATTTTTTGTTAAGAGTATCTCAACTAAAGATAAGGCTAAAATATTTTGCTGTAATCCCAAACTCAAATCTTTTAAGTCATTTGAATTTTTTTCGAAAATTTGATCAGCATATTGCTTGGCACGCTCTAAATCACCCCACCCCATTTCATGCCAAGAATCAACAGTTTCAGATTCAGACAACTTTCCCCAAAAGTAGATTTTATTGGTGTCAAGCGCCTTGGCTGCACGTGGTGCGGTATTGGGTGTCCATGCTTGTAAAAGTTCAGTTGTGGGAAATGGTACAACGTCACCAGCTTCGATCATTAACTTTAGCGCTTTTGCTAAAGACGGATAAACGCGGCCCAATCGACTTATAACATCGCTAAACTCGTCACCGCTTGTCACTTGCTCAAGTGTTTCAGCATCTTTTTGAGCGTCAATCAACTCTTGCTTTGTGATAATTGAATCAGCCATTGGCTTTCTCCAGACATAAAAAAAGCACCCTTTCGAGTGCTTTGGATTTCTAAAATTCAGTTAAATAAAGTCATGATCACGTTCATAAAAACGTGCGTCATAGTTTGATGCTTTCAACGTGTTTGTCATTTGGGTTTGCGGTGTCAGTTCTTCAAGCATGAATGCCTGTTTCTCACGCTCATCTGCTTTGACTAGCGAATACAGCGTTTTGACATATCGATCTGAATCAACGACGAGCGGTAGCAACGGTGCCCGTGCAAGCGTCATTGAATAGTCATCTGGGCCAGCGCTGCACTGGATCATGTCAACACTAGCATCTGGCAATTGAAAGTAAGCGTAATACACAAAGCCTGTTTCAAAATTGCATGGCTGCGATGTATGTACAGTCAAACCATCGACTGTATCAACTTCACCGTCTTGGGTACTTACAAGCGTATTATCTGCATTCAAAATACGATCATTGCGAATCAGTAACTCAGACTCGTCGAGCGCTTCGAACTCACACGATACATACTTGTATTTCAGCTTGTTCCATTCTCGCCACGCGCGTACTTTCGCTTGTGCTTCGTTACGAATGCCGGACGTCGTAATCTTCAGCGGATTCTTCAGCGTGATGCCTTCCGGCACCGTGTACTTAATACGCGCATCATCTTCGTCAGATGTATATTCAAGCTCTACACCGTCGTAATCTTTTTGCACGCCAAAAGTGTATGTTCGTTTTTCAGTTTTCGGCACCTTGTTCCGATGATTAAACAAAAGCACAGAATTATCTTGTGGCTGCTCAAACTTCAAGCGCAACAAACTACCGAAGCGATATGGCTCACAAAAAGCAGAACTTGCAATCATTCCTGCTATTTCTTCAAAGCTAAGATTGTCATCATCAATCGTGTAGTTAAACTCACTCATGATGCTTGAGCCGAAATACGTGTTTACTTTGTCAATTTCAGCATTAATCTGTGCAATGTCGATTTCATTCTCAGATCGACGTCCGACATGATCATCAAGCGCATTATAAATCAGTGCTTGAGCTGCTGAACGTGTCACTTGTAAAGCCCCTGTACCATCAAGCGGCAGTTTGCGATTCACTAAGCAATTCAGCTTGCGCTCTTTCAGCGACAATGCACCATCGGTGGCGACTGTACGCGAGCGTATAACTGTCACATTGCCGTAACTATCTTTATCTGACTGTGCAAAAGCATAAACATCTTTAATCTTCACTTCACCACGATAGTTGGAATCTGTCGGCCAATCCATGCAAGCACGAAACCTAAATGATCCAGATTGACCAAAATTAATCGTCATGGTTCTCCCAAATTGTGACGTATGATATTCTCTAAAAAATAGAACACTTTCAAGAATATCTCCAAATTGATCGCCATCTTCATTCAACATTTGATATTGAATTCTGACTCGTGTTTCAGTGGGATCTTGTCTTCCAGATCTTGACTGCCAGTACAAGCCTTGCGGCCATACTAAGTTGACATACATACCCTCAGCATTTTGCATATCAAGATTAAACCATCCAACCCACTTATTGTTAACAGAATCAAGTCGAGGCGTAACATTCTGTCCTCGTGTGCTCTGATTTGGCAATGTTGCGAGTTTATCCCATTCTGAATTGATCGCACTTGGGTTGATAAGTGCAATGCTGTTCGCTGTCATACTTGAAATTGTGTAAGTACCACTTAAAGTGATTCCATTTTCATTTTGATTTAAAACAGCGCCCGCACTTATTGTGTAGTCGTCATTTAAGAGCGACCAGTTCGGATTTATTGAATTTGGATTTGATAGCACAATGTCATAATGAAAGCCTGTTGATATGGTGGTTTTCGTGATACCAGATACGATGTACTGGCCTGACAAATCTCGCGTTGTAGTTTCTGAAACTGGTGGTGTTCCAGTTGTTGTTACAATATCAACTTGAGCTCCTGTGAGTTGTAGCCCCTTAAAAGCATTGGGGTTGTCAACATTAATCGAAGTTTCAATGATTACATGAAAGTCTTCTGTAACTAAAATAGAACCTGAAAATGCAACATTTAAGACACCGTATTCAGCATTGTAAATAGCAACATTTTCTCCTGAGCTAAAATACTGTGAGAAATCTACAGAGTTACTTTTGATGTAGTTTGGACTTTCAAACCAGATTTGATTTGATTCAATTTGCGTATCATTTGGTCGCTTTAATGTCTGACCGTTAATTGCTACTGATTTTTTTACTTCTACTGGCAGCTCTGTGAACGTATCACCGACTTGATAAAACGCTTGGTTAGCGCCAACAATTTGAACATTTGGATTGTAGACAGAGACAGATGTGCCCGGAATGTTTGCCACATCTGTTTCACCATCACGCATGTCTAATATCTGATAATAGCCACGGCCTATACACATCAAACATTCTTCAATTTCAACGCCATCAATGTAGATCGAGTAGGTCTGTGCAATCAAATCTGGGTATGCACGCACACGCCCAAAGATGTCTGGAATGCGTCCATTCAGGCGGGCTTGGTTTGTCCGGTTAGCCAGCTCATTGTTTGATGATCCAGAAGTTGCAGCAGCAGGCTTAGGCATTGTCAAAATTGAATAAACACTGTATGCCGCCATGATTGCAGTCACAATCAAAAATACTGCAAACCAAAACTCAGGCTTGATCACGACATAAAAAATACCATCAAGCCGTCCTAGCTTGTCGATTTCAGACTGATTACTCGGCGTGACATCGTTCGATTCTGCAATATGGTTGTGATAAATACGCGCTGATTTTGGAAAGCTCGGTGCAAACTGCTCATGTAGATATTGCAGTACGTCTTCGACATCTGCTTCTGCCCAAGTCGACTTATTATAAACGTCGGGTACGATAATGACTTTTTTCAAGCTCATAGATAAAACCTCGTTTCCCGAAAATTATTTGAAATCAGTTCAAGTGGTAGAAATTGAACGCCACGGCCAGACAAGTGCAAAAGTTTGTCGCAATAAAAAAGCCCGACGTGTGTCGAGCTTCGCGGGCCATTTGTGAAAAAGACAATGCAGGGTGAAATCGGCTCATCGATGCGCCGAAAGTCACCAGAGCCGTTTAAAAACATCTGCAATCGATCAGTAAGATTTTCACCTGTAATCGATTGCCACGCTTCGCATAGGAACTCGTTGCATGTGTAGTCGCGCGTCCAGATTCGATCAAGTAAGTGATCAATGCTCATATCATGCCTCGTAACAGCGGGAAACGTTCCAAGCTGTACGTTTCACCAGTTTTCACACTATTTAGTTCAGGCGCTTTGGCATCAAATGTACAGTTTCCAGTTCCATCTTTTGAAAGCGATGCGACTTCAAGCGTTTGTAGCTCCACCATGGGTGATGACAAATCATCATCACGATATAACCGCCACTTCACTTGTGGCCGCTGGTTCCAGTTATCACCCAATCGAGCTGCTACAACTGCTTCAATCAATTCGTCATCCACATCACCGATGGTTAAAGCCAGCTTTTGATCAAGATCGTTTGTGACAGTAGAGCGCTGAATCGAGATGGGTTGATAGACATAATCAACATCTGGTCCAGCAACTGCATGCTTTACTGTCACACCATTAACGTCGTTTTTAACGTATCGAAAGGGCTGCTCAAAATCTGGATGCGATATTTCTACACACTCAAGTGGCGTAACACCGCTACTCGCATCTAAAAAGAACGATGTGTAATCAGGCATCGAGATTCTCCAAAGCATTAGGTAAATCTTCGTTGACAAGTTTTTCAAGAGGATCAGCCAAACTGCTCAAGTCATCATCTGATTCATTACCAAACTCGACAATCAAATCGTCCATGTCTTTATTTTCTAAAGCTGGCAGTACTTCAAGTTGAGCCGTAACAGTAAAAATCTTTCCATTTTTTTCTGATAGAGTCGGACTTGTTTTAAAAAAACATTTGTACTCTTCAGCCGATGCATCATCAATAATGAGTTTTGCTAAAAATGGTTGATTTGGCTTTCGTCGCCAAACTCGATAAAAAGCCATCAAGTATTGATATCCTCCTTCTTTTACAACCCATTGTACATTAACTGCATGAGGCACATTTTTAAGTGCTTGACGGTAGCGGCTTGCACCACCGTCAAGCGCTTGAGAGACAACCCCATCGCCCAATTTTGCAGAATATCCAGATTGCGTCACACAGTATTTCATGCGATTCATTATCTTCTCCGCTGAGCGTTGTAGTTCTGTTGCATTGCTTTTGATGTTTTACTGTTGGGGTTATTTAGTGACTGGATCATGTAATTTTCAACTTCATCAATCGTCACATAAGTTTTGCCATCAGCTCCACGTGTTGCAGTAACTTTATTTGAACCATTGTTGTTGATCACAACATCACCAGATGAAGTATTTTGACGTTGATTCAAATAACGAGTTAAGTCGCCATTTTGACGCGGTGATAGAACACGCTCACCTTTATCAAGTAAGTAACTTGCCTCTTTTGGTACATAGTCAGTTCCACCATGAAAAACACCTGCAACTGATGAAATGTTTGAAACAATTCCAGCAGTTGCTGCCGCAACAGAAGCCATTGCAGCCAAGTTCAAAGGAAATGGATTTGCAGCAGCTTGCGCAATACCCTGCTGAATAGACACTAACGATTGAGCGATAGCAAAAGCTTTATTAGCAGCGAACATTGCCTTGTAAACACCAGACTGCTTATCACCTGAAGCTTCAAGCATGTCAGTCATTGAGCCAAATATTTGCTCACCGTAACTCAGATTCATTGAAAGCTGAGCTGCTCTCATTTTTTCTTCGTCATCTGCATACTTGGCATCTAATGCAGCTTTGGCTTGCAAGTATTGCTCATGTGCAGCTAAAAGCTGTGCATTACGCTCAGTCTCATCTGCAACAAGATCGATTCCCGATACTTGACTGTTATAAGCTGTGTTTAAGCTACCTAAATCAGTTGAGTACTGATTTTGTAGGCTCCAACGATCAAAACCTTGTGAGTCATTTTTCTGAAACAAATCAAGAGATGCATTCTGGCCTGACTGAAAAACATTGTCAGATGCTTGATTCATTGCAAAGAAGCTATTCATTTGATTCGCTTGTAAAAGCTTATCGCGAGTATCTTTAGTGAGTTGATAATTTTTAATTATTTCTTCACGTTCACGCTGATAACGCTTAACAACAATCTCAGTTTCATTCAGATATGCTTCAAATGCAGATTGAACTTGCTCATCTTGCTCCCGTCGAACAGCCGCAATTTCAAAATCACGTTTACGTTGCAATCCAGATATTTCCTTAGCCCGTTCCTGCTCGTTGATTTTTGTACTGGTTTTAGCTAGCTCAATTTGACGCGCATAATAGTCTTCAAGCTGTTTAACACGATCTGTTTCAAATGCAGTCAAATTTGCATAATCCTCTTCACGTTGTACTTTAAGCTGCGTGGATTGCTCTTTATATAAGGCACCTTCCTGAGCTAAACGTGATTTCAATTCAGCCGTTCCAGTATAAGCTTGAGTTATTTTCTCAATCCGATCTTGATGATCTTTAGCAAGTTTTTCAGCGTCAGTATAATAATGAGCGTCAATCTCCTTGCGTTTATCATCCAGATCTTTCTGAGCTTGAGCCGCTAGTGTTTGTTGAGCCAAAATATCTGCCTGAGTTGGCATCAGAATTGAATTATCGATACTAGGCTTGCCGTTTACACCTGCAAACCATTTTTGAAAGCCTGGAACGTATCCCGCAACCTCATTGCGTTTACCTTGTGATAAACCACCTGCCAAATAATCCTGTAAGCCACCTGCACCCGCGTTATAAGCCATCAGTGCTTTTTCAAGCGATCCAAATGATTTAAGGTTCTTTTGTATATCCTGTGCGGCCGCTGTAGCCTGCGCCTCAACCGAACTATTAGAGTTGAGTCCATATTGTTTTCTAAAAATAGAGGTTGTTTGGAATAAACCTTTTGCGCCAGTAGGACTAATCGCATTTGCATTACCAGAAGATTCCTTTAAAACCAAAGCCGCCAAAGTACCAGCAGGCAACCCATATAGACCTTCAATCTGTGCAAAATTATTCGCTTTGGCAATTCCCTGAACTTTGGCAATAGCCGCAAGTTCGGATTTGTTAAAACTATAATTTTTAAGATTAAAGTTTTTCATGGTTGCATCAACAACAGCCTGCGGCAATCCAACTTTAAATGCATTTTCTCCATTGGCACTGGATTGAGCATCAGCCAAAGCATTGGCCTTATCAACGCCTAGACCACGTCCTACCAAGCTTTTTATATACAAATCACGTGAAGCATCTTTACTTAGTTGGGTAATATATTCACGTTGTTTTTGGGTTAAATTCATCCAAGCTTTGGCTGAATCATTAACAACTGTAATTTGATCTTTTTGCGACTGATTCACCGCATCCGTTGAAGTTTTTAAAGAATCAACAACATTCTTTTGCGCATCCATTTTAGCTTTTGCATCAGTAGCAGCATTAGAGTATTTGACCATATTGGCGTTATAAATATCTGTCACATCAGATAATGAGCCGATCCGATTTGCCAATTCTTCCGCACTAATTCCACCTTGTAAAAATTGTTGTCGCCATTCGCGGATTTTATCTGCCGATTCACCTTGTTTTAGTACCGTTTCAGCTAAACCACTCGCATATGCAGCAACTTGATTTTTTGCGGCCTCATAAGCCTCTGTATCTGCTTTTAAATCTTTCGCCGCATCGTAAGCAAAGGCACGCTGCTTGGCTTGACTTAAACTATTGTAATGCCCCACCAATTCACCAATAGATTTACCCTGCATGTCAAATGCGTCGGTAGCATCTTCGGTTTTTCGGGTCATTGCATAATAAGTTCCACCCGCAATAGCAACCTGAACACCTAAAGCGATCAAACCCAATGGCCCACCCACAAGGCTTAGCATTGCCCCACCTAACCCACGTGTCACCGTAGTTAAAGTGATGGTTTCTCCCGCCATACGTGCGAGTGCAACTTGATAACGTGTGTACTGAATTAAACTTGCAGCCGCTTGATAACCTGCAAGACCGAATGCAGCAGCCAAACGAACACCTACCACTGTTGCTAAAGCAGCAGCACCCGCCTCAACTTTGTCCCAGTTTTCAGCTATAGCTTCAATGACAGGAATAGCATCATTAATGAGTGTAGCCTGAAGCCCTTGCCATTGCAGATCAAGTAACTGTAAATTCATTTTGGCTTCAGTCAGGCTTTTCACCATGTCATCAGACATGATTGCGCCCGCATTTTTTGCAGCATCACCCCAGAATTTAAAACCTTGTCCATTTTTTTCTAACAATGGAATTAATAAAGAAGAATCTGAAATGATTGCTTCCATATAGAACTTCATATCATTGGTAGAAGCACCTGCTTTCTCAAGTGAATTATAAAAAAGTTGCAGTGCTTCAGGACCAGATAATTTTTGAAATTGCTGAATCGTCACGCCCACACGTGGAGCAATATTAGTAAAAAAGTCAGCTAATGGACCACCACCTGTTTGCTGAAAATCACCAATTCGATCTTGCATATCCTTCATTTTGTCTGCAAAGGATTCAAATGAAATACCCAAAGTTTCAGCACCTTTGGCGTAATATTGAAATTGCCCTACTGATGCATTGGCTAATTTTGCAAATCGTTGAATATCATTACCCGCATTGATCACTTTTTCACTATACGCAACAACACTGGCAACTGATAATCCACCCAACACAACACCAAAACCTTTCACCGCAAGGCTTGCTAAATCAAATGATTCAGCTATTGCTTTAGTCGATTTTTGGGTTTGTCGTTCGGCTTTGCTTAGAGGTTCGGTATAACCTGCGATTCTGGCAACAAGATCGAGTGTCAAGCGGCCTAATGATGCTGTTGCCATAATTTACCTTCCTTTAGGCGTTAAAAAACCCCGACTAGCGGGGTTGTTCTTTACTGGATTTCTCTCAGACGTTTTTTAAACCCTGACGTGTCAAATTTAAATTGTCTCGTGCCATCTTTATAAAACGGCACCTCAATAGTTATTTGGTTGAAATTTTCAAGATTTTTTATAAAAAAATTAGAATTTGGGGAATAGATAAGTATTCTTCCGTCATTACCTGGCACATCATATCTTGTAAAATTAATTATTTGTAAAGGTGCATTTCCAAATTTAACTACAATATCACACCCATAACTTGCACAATCATATTGTCCTTTATCAATTGTTAGAAATAATCTTTGTTCTGTCTTACCTACGTCTACAACATCTAATTGCAACCTATTTTCACCATCATAAGGAAATGACAGATCTGCATTATTTGTAGATCTGGTTGCTAACCAATTATTCTCCGAACCCCTCATTTCATCCTTAGCGTGAATAACTTGCCAATTTTCTGTTTTTATTTCTGCTTTGTTTTGCGTTTGATCAACTGCTGTATTGCTATTATTTTTACCACACCCAAATAAACTAATACAGGCTGCTATACTTATAAATATTTTTTTCACACCACAACCTCATCAAATTATATTTTGATGAGGTTATAATACTTCCAAAATTAAATCCACCTTAAGAAATCTATAAAATGTCAGAACAAATTAAAGACTTCACCAGACCTGAATACAAAAACCCTGTCATGGATATGTGGGAATTTTACAATGACAACCCACAATACAGCATGACCAGATATGAATATATAAAAGATGGAATCCGTACATTCTACGTCATGCTTAGTTAAACCCGACCATGTAAAAACGCCATACCATCTTCATTGATCATGATGACTTCTTTTACATCCCCACCAACAATATCATTATGAATATATAAAATATTCATCGATCGACCCTTACTGGTCAGCTTGAGTATTGTCTTATGGCTTTCTATGTATGGGCGACGTTCTTCGAGTATACACTCTTCAAAAAGTACCTTTTTTATATGTTCTGCACGTACACACAACCTTTGTGCAGCTTCATCCAAGCTTATTGAACTTTCAGACAATCTCACATCAAAACGGTGACACTTATATTGCATTTGATGAATCTGTCCACGTAAACTATCCACCAGATCATCATACTCACGAAATTGACGATGATATTTCAAAACCAATTTATCGTGCTGATCTTTCAATACATAGTTGGTCAGGTCAACAGGTTTTACAGGCTTAGGCATAAAGTGCTTATACAGTACGTCATAACACTCAAGCTGATACTTAATCAAAGTATCTTTTATTTCTGGTTTAACTTTGTTGGCATCAACACCAAGCAACCAACCATTCAAACATCCAATTGGCAGGGCTAAAACTTCACGCGCTTTACCGTCTTGCGTAACCGCCTTTATCATACAGGCAGTTAGGTTAAGTACATGATTACGCTTTATTCTCTGCCTTTGTGCTTCCCAATCTAATCCAATATTTTCACAAATCGGTTTCATAGCTACATAAGGTTGGCCATCTTGAAAATATATAGGTAGTTGCTGATTATTAAATTTTACGATTTTTGCTTTAGCATTCATTATGAATACTCCTTTGAGGTTGAAATATTCATCACCCTCTGAGGTCAAGCAGAAATGGTGACGAATTAGACAGGATTGACCTTACCAGCCTCAAAGCACACTGGCGCGCCGAAACGCTCCTGCCTAATCCGCCAAAACGGATAAGTTTTTGCAAGGCGCAAAAACCTACAGGCAAAATAAAACCGCATTAGCGGTAGCGCTCTGAGAATTTATTGGAGGTCAATCCAAATCACAGATTTTGCTGTGACTCAAATAGACTAATCCAAATTTTCAAAAAGCGCAAACTACCAAAAAGGTAACTTTAGGTAGTGTATTTGCCAGTGCGGTTGATTTATATGAATGTTTGGGATGGTTTTTAACAGGCAAAACTACAATAACCCACCCGCCAACGCATCAAACAAATCAAGCTCTTCAACTTCTGGCTGATCCTCATGCGGCATCAATGCAAGAGCATCAATCCGATGTTGCTGCTTAACTTTACCGTTATGATAAAACGCCATCAAATTACCCATCGCCTGCTCAACCCGCCGCCCGACATTTAAGCTGCCACGCCTTAATCGGTAAGCCCGCCAAATTCCCATCTCCCACAAACTTATGTTTTGCTCGATGTCTTCGATGCAGTTCCCACCGATTCCGTTGATTGCAAGTTCACAGAGGAGTTCGTATCGGTCGAGTTCTTCATCCGTGACTTTCCCATAAAATTATTTAGATCATCCGAAAGCTTGTATAAAGCTGCAATAAAATTTGGATCTGAATCATATACATCATGTATTGATGCAAAAAATGGAGTACCTTTGGCATCTAAACAAACACTGCCAACCAACTGCGATGCCTGCAACTGATCCGAATCTACGGACTTGATTTTGGAATTTTCGATATTGTCATAATCCAATTCCCAGTCAAATGCCTTAGCCGCATCACGACCTGCTTTGAAATTAAGTCGCTTAATAAATACTTGACCATCCAACTCGACTGAATCATCAATTTTTAGGTCAGCATTCGCAGTTAAAGATTTGAGTTCATCAAGATTATGCTCAGTGATAATCACATTCCACTTTACAGTTCGCTCAATTGGTGCGCCAACTTTGGTGATATTTTTTGCCTTTTTAAAATCTACTTTAGCCATGTTGTTCTCGAAAAAATTAGCCCCGCATGGGGCTATATATTAAGGCGTGGTATCACGCAAAATGGTTGTAACTGATGTGGTACGCACCAATGGGAATGCATAAGTCCAAACCCCATCGGTTTCAATGGTTGGCCCGACTTTATTTAAGTAACCTTTAAACGTCACCCAGTTCCGTGTTTGCGGTAGAGTCACCGTTCCACTGGTGACAGTTGGCGGTGCATCATCACCCTTGGAACCAATAAACCATTCAACTTCATCACCCGATTCCGCCAACTCCAATGCAGTTGCATGTGATGCATTTTCGTCATCAAGCTGAACAGTCATGCTACCTTCACCAGGGTCAAGCATGCCTTTTTCATAGGACTTTTCTTCAGCATCAAGACATGTTGTATCAATCTTAGATGTTGAATCAGACCCCAAATCAATGGCGTTATAACAAGTAAAGCGCACGATTGCGCCTGCAATTAAGGCATATACTTTCGTGCCTTGCGATTTAATACGTGCCATGAGTAGCTACTCCTCAATTTTCAGGCATAAAAAAAGCACCCCGAATGGAGTGCTTGGATTGTTTAAATTACTTAATCTGATTCGTTGAGCCAAACCGCTTCAAAACTCATTGATCGTGAACCTTGTCTGGGCGAACCTGTATTTAAAAAACCTGTGATATTGCAATGGGTTTTCAAAACATTACGCACGGCCTTATATACAGCGTGGGTTTGGCTTTCATTTTTACCATAACAGTTGACTTGAAAATGCAATCGATCAACTGTTGCAGGCTCATCAATATCATTCAGCGGCTCACCGCCCGTTAAAAACCAAGTGACATAGGGGTACTGACAATTTTCGGTTGCCATATCCCGATAAATCCGATCTGCAACCAGATTTGAAACATCAGCATCGACACTCAGCACATCAAACACAGGAATCATAATTTAGCTAACTCCTTGTCTATTTCTGCGCTGAAGATACCCGCAAAATCATTGGTGACAGTGGAAATATTGTTTTGCAAGGCTGGCCGTAGAAATGGCTTTGCTGCCATATGTTCAGTACCTAATTCAAGAAACCGCCAGTAAAATACATCACCACCGACTTGATATTTTTTACCAGCCAAACCCTTACGAATATTGGCTTTAGACTTGGTATAGGTTTTCCAAGCCACTAAAATTCCGACTCGCCCCATAACTAAAGATTTATTTTTTAGTCGAGCTTGCCGATAAGCAATATTTTTATAAATACTTTGCGGTGTAGACGGATCATCTAAACCACGGGCATTGGCGATTGCAGCATTTAAAACAACTTTCATGGATTGTCTGACTGCACGGTTCGCTGCATTACGCGCCAAACGACCATTACCCAATGCTTTAAGCTTGCGCTGAACTTCATCCAAACCCTGAATATGCATTGTTTCCAATGATCACCCCCACTCTTTTAAACCCTCAGCCAAATTTAGGGTCATGTATTCACGACGACTACCTGTGTCAAAAGTCGGGTCGCCATCGATCCGATAGAGCTTGCCCTCAAATAACACTCGATATGTCGTATCAACAGATGCAACCTTTGGGGAATACCGAATAGTTGCCCGTGCCTGCATGGTTCCTTGCGCTGCCCGATCTGCAATAATGTCACGGGTCGAAAGGTCATCTACATTGGCCCAGACCGTTGCATAATCTTCCCAGACTTCCCCATTTTGCATACCGCTACCATCACGACCTTCAGCATTGAATTTCTGAATCTTGATTCGTTGTCGTAATTGACCCGCTCGCATAGCTTAATCATCCATAAATTTAGTTTCTTTGTCGGGTTCCTGCTCTTGTTCAGTGAGCAAATCAACTAGACTCTGAACCTGATTGATTAATTGACTGTTCTGATCCACGATCGAAATCAGTTGCTGGTTCTGGCTTGCCATGACTTGCATCATTGATGACATCACTTGATTCTGTGCGGTCATCGCTTGCAGCAGTTGGTTGACTGTTTCGGTTGATGAGTCGTTGCCAAGATTGCTTTGCATTGTCGAGTTGCTGTTTGATCCACTCACGTCTTTTCTCACAAGAAATACAGGTCATTTTGTGTATGCCTCATATGCCAATTGCACCGCCAAAACTTTAAAAACGTCATTTTCACGTATAAAAAGGCGTTCACCATGGATAAAAATTAAGGTTGGATATTGCGGTGATTGTTTGACCCAGTTAATAAAGTCATCCATACCAACCTCATGGTTTTTTTGGTGGTTGTTTAATCTGACCAGAACCTTTTCGATTATGACAAGGCTGATAACCACCACCAGCCCGCACATTTTTACAAGCCCAACAATCACAAAGCTTAGTTTTAAAGATATTTAAAAACATGACTACATCGCCAAAGGTGTGTAATAAGGATTCAGAAGCGCCAAAACTGGTTCAGGTAAAAAATACCCATTACTTGGCATTTCTTTTTCAATGTTACGGTAATTGTCGTAATACCCGCACAGCAGCAGGATGGCCCGCTGCTGTACTTTATTTTCAGCATCAAACTTGGTTTTGACATGATCTTTTACAGCCTGTTCAGCGGTATCAAGTAACATCTGCAAATCATCAACGTCATAACCATCATCAAATTTTAAGTTGCGGGCAACATCAGTCACTGTTAGAGCCATCATCACCCCCTGTTGATTTACCTGAACTGGATGCAAATGGATCTTCCTTGGCATCACGTTTAGACAATGCATCAAGACTAAAGTTTTGTTGCTGCAAATAAGGCGTCCAACCGCCCGCAACAGGCTTGAGATTAAATCGAATACGCCCTTCATTCGGCGCAATAATGCCACTTTTAACACCATTGCTATAAAATGCCATTTGTGATGTGGAATCCATGCGAATCAATCCATCCAGATCAAAGAACACTTCATAACCCAGTTCTTTTAATCCAAATGATTCATCAAATAGATTTTCAATGGCTTCAATTGGGCTTTGAAGACAATCCCCGTAATAAATCAGTTGCATATCTTCAACTTTCTGACCCTGCGGAATGCTACCCATCCCGATTTTCCATGGCTGCACATGAAGCACTGAGCAACAAACTTCAGATGCCAACTTGTGCTGTTCTGCAAGCTGTGCATCCGCTGCGGGCATCGACATGGCAACATATTTCATGTCACCACCTAAAATGGCAGTTTTACCTACGTTTCCCGCAGAATAGTTCTGATTCCAAGCATCCCGAATTTTCCCTGCATCTTCATCATTAATTCGCCCAGGCGCAGTTAAAATCCCGCTGGGGCGACTCATGTTCTCAAAGAAGTTTGCTCCGTATTTTTGGATCGCAATACCACCCGCAGCAGCCAGAACACACGCTGCAATCGGGCTAATGCCCACTAATGGGTGATATAGGCAATTCCATCGGTCATGAATGATTTCCGACGCAGGCAAAATCACAGATTGATTTTGCATTGCAAGTTGATCGGAATTAATCTGGTAAAAAACCTCACTTGCATCACTAATCAATGGTGTTACAAGATCAGGATTCAGCACGATAAGTTGTTGAATATTTCCAAATGCATCACGCAGTTTTAAAACATATGTATTGCCACGACTGAGCTTTGAAATCATCCAATACTCAATGAATTGCTGCATAGTTTGAAAGCGATTGGGTTTTTGCAGGAATTTAAAGCGGTCATCTTTCACCGTGACCCAGATATCATCCTGCTTTTTCTTTAAATCCAGCCGCAATTTGCCAATGTCTTTTGAAATAAGCGAAATACATGAAAAAACGGGATGAAATGTGAGCAAATCTTCGCGTTTAAGTTCCATGTTTCGCTGCCAAGCACCTGTAAATGGCTCATGTATTAGTGAATGCCATCCACCACCGCGCACAGGTGACATGGACTTTTTGCGAAAAATATTGCTCATAAAGCCCATTTATTCACCTTTTTTGTGCAGATTTTTTCCCGTTTTGAGCCTTTGGTGCAGGCGGTTCAGGTTGTTTTTCAGGGTTAATGATTGAATTTTCTGGCACAAGATCACCAAAATCCGAAACAACAGGTGTGCCATTTAAGTTTAGGAGCAAGACTGGCGGGTTAAGCAATGCGACTGACATAAGTTCAATAGTTTCATCATTATGAACGACAGCAGCAAATCCAAGCTGTACTAAAACATTGCCTTCAATTTCAGCAACATTGGCAATATCACCTGTTTTACCCAATGGCGCATCTTTTAGATATTTGATTTTCATAAATTATCCTCAAAACTAAGCCCTGAAAATCTCAGGGCTTCGCAAAACAATCTATGAATTAGTCGTAATCAATCCATGCCGCAGCAACTGGACGACGCTTCGCCCACGTGATGAATTTTTCTACACGTACAGCAAACTTATTTTCTTGCCACAAGTTATGAGTAACAGACCCATCTACAAGAGTAGCTTGATCACTGTAAGAAATGTCTACACCACCATCCTGAGCAACCAGAATTTCAGACATTTTGACCAAAATAATCTTGTTCCCGACAGACTCTGATGTAATCACGGGTACGCCCAGAATTGTACGATCACCGCGCAATGTCATACCATTGAAGTAGGTATTGCCCAACGCATCACGCAATAAGCTGATTTTTGCTGCACGTGTTTCCGACATTAAAAAATAAGCCCCATCCAGACTTAAATTATTTTGTACAAACACATTAATTAAGCTAAGTAAGTCAGCTTCAATCTGAGCAGGCGTTTCGCCCGTTGGCGTAATTGCGGTTACACCATTTAGAATACCAACAGGTGTTGTAGCACTGGCAGCTTGTGCGCCAATAAACGTGGTATCAATTAAACGAGCAGAAGCTGCAATCAAGTCATCACGCACCAAAGCATCAACAGCAGGATCAGAACGTCGCACCAATTCTTGCGTATAAACCGTAATTGCTGCAAGCTTGTGTTCCTTAATTTCAACTTCGCCGAATGTTGGATTGGTTAACGGTTTAGCCGCACCTTCACCCACCCAAGCAGCAGTACCGCCTGTCAGTTGACTTGGAATTTTGCTATTAAATGGGACAGGACGATAACCTTTTAATTTATCGAAAATCGTTGCAGCTTGAAGCAATTCAATAAATTCACCAACCAGACGATTTTCAGTCACCAAAGTTGCAGCAAAACCAGCATTGGTTGTGGTTCCAAGAGTTGCTTTTTCAATAAGCTGCTGTACTTCATCATTAAAGCCCATAGCTTTTGCAATATCCAAAGGGGTAACGTAATTACCCTCTTTTGCAGAAAGTTGGGCGCATAATTTGGCACGAGCATATTGAGCAAAACCAATACCTTTTGGCAGGTTCGATTTTACTTCAACATTGGTTTTAGTTTTACCCTCAGCAGTATCTTTAGCCTGTTGCGCATTTTGCCCCTGAACTGGGGTAGTGTTATTTTCCCAATCCGCTTGCGATTTGAGAATATTTTCAAGACGTTTCAAGTTGAGATTCAGATTTTCCAGATCAGTTTCATAACCCTTGATCGTGGCTTCGTCGTCACCTTCAGGTGTTTTACCATCTTTCAGGCATTTTTCCATAACACCAGAAATTTTCTTTTCGGTATCTTTTATCGTTTCTTTGATCTTAGCGATCTGTTCTTGCAAAGTCATACGAGTTTTACTCCAGTAGATTTAGGTGTATCAAACAGCTTTACCCCACCCACTTTGGGTACTGGAGCTGCTGGTGTGGTTGAAACAGGTGGTTTGCATGGCAAGGATTGTTCCTTGTCATTGCTAGGATTTGGTTTTTTTTCAGGATGACAAAGCGATTTAATGCCAGTGATCGTGGCCTCTTGATTTGCAGGAATGGTGACTGCTGAAAGCTCATACCAATCCCATTTGATGAACTTGTAACCCCAAGTCCCTTGAATATCAGCAACTTCAAGACCACGAAAGCCAATCGAAAGACCACGAACTAGACCAGTTTTGATACTGTCCCATGCCTTCAAGAGGCGTTGCTTTAATTCCTCAGATTCGACCTGATCAGGTTTGATCAATTGAACTTTGACTTGAATACCCACATCAGTCACGACCGCATCAATGACACGGCCAATAGGTTGCTGTTTGTCGTGCTGCCATAAAAAAGGCACAGGTAAAGTGAACTGTGCGCCTTTAGGCTCAACCACATCATCAACCCGATCAGGTGTTGGCGTAGTTGCAATCCCTTCAAGTATCCATTGATCTTCATCAACAGCCTTGATTTCGAGCAGGCTATAGGCTTGCTTCATAAATAATCTCCATAAAAAAACCGCCTATCAGGCGGTCATAAGGATTTTTTGAAATTTTCTAAATATGGGATATATAAGCAGTAAAATTAAATACCAACTTATCGAAACAAAAATAAAATTATTTTTTGCAAACTGTGCATCAACTAAAAATAATGTTAAAAGAATAAAAATATATAGATAAGTAAAAACATAAACATAAAGTCCGAAATTTTTCATCGTTGATAAAACCTACCTATTAAACTTATTCAATATTAAAACATAGTACAGCTATTAAAATAATCGATATTCACGCTTCCAATCTGGCCAAGAATTAACAACTTCCTCAGCTTGATCTAAGTAATCCATCAATCCAGAAGTCCGCTTGGCTAAAGCCTTGGGTTTATATTCGGGTGGCGCATGATCAGACCGCATTTTTAAATCTTGCAAATTTTCACAAGCCAAAAAAAATCGCTCATCAATGTGAGCGATTTCCTGATCTGTTTTGCCTTTTGTAGTGCAGGCCCCTAAATGGTTTTGAATATGCCAAGCATCCTGCATGCCCTGCGAATTTTGGTTCATCATACAAAATATACTCCAAAGCTTTGAGCCGCAGGTTCAGGATTTAAACTCATCAAAGCGGTGGCATTCAATGTTGCAATAAACGGGTCAATCTTGGCTTTACCACTTTCCTGTTTTGTCACCAACAAATTATTGCCCTGAACTTTACAGCGCACATTCCCTACCACCCAATTCATCATCGGCTGTGCTGCATGAAAATATTTACCTTCAGCGATTTTGCGCTCAAGCGTGATCGTCGGAGCAGATAACTTCCAACCTTGTTGAATCCCAATTAACAAATCAAAAGGAATACCACATTCAAGTAAGCCATCCTGTAAAGACGGCATGCCTTCTTTATCCAAGCCAACAGCAAATTTTTCAGGAAATTTTCCAGCGTCATAAAGTTTCTTGATGATCATACCCGCCTGTTGCACATCATCACCAATTTTGTCTACGATCACCAAATCACCTTGACTCGCAAAATCACGTAATGCAGGTGCAATTTCCTTGCGACGCTCTAAAGCAATCGGATGTACCCAAGCACGATTCCAACCGTACCAAACCGTAGGATCATTTTTATCTCGTCCAATAGCCGCCATACCGAATAAATCATCCAGACCACCGCCATCCAGACCAACAACAATCACATCAGAAAGATCAATCAACTTTTCAATATTGATACGATCTTTGTATTCGGCCATTTGCCAGAAATCTGCACCCGCCCAACGATTGGCCCTGAGCATCATACCAATTTCGACATTCAAATGCTTAGCTAGAAAATCTCGCTTTTCAGTTTCACCCGCATCAACCGCTTTATCAAACTCGGTGACTAGATAATCCAGATCAACCGAAGCCCCCAGATTTGGATTGGTGATATAAAAATTTTCAGGTAGCAGATGCAGGTCATTATCAAGATATTCTTGTGGAAACTCATACAACAACGGCAAAAATGTCGGATCAATCTTCTTGCCATCACGCACATCACGCGCATAATCCAGCAATTGCTTAAATACGCCTTGCGGTGTTTCGTCTGACATTGTAGAAAGATAAATTACACAACCTTCTGGACGACTGACCAAGCCCCCCTTAGCTTCACGGAACATAGATGCCGCTTTAGGTCTTTTACCAAAAATCCAGACCTCATCAAATAAAATCCAAGAGGCTTTTTTACCCGCCGATGCATCACTATCTGCTGCAACGACTTTCAAAACTGCATGAGTGCCTAAATGTGTGACTGTTTTGGTATGCTCGGACACATTCATCATGCTGCGCAATTCATCATCTTCACGAATGAAGTCACGGATCGGATTAAATGAGTTATCAGCGACTTCTTTTGTTGGCGCAATGATGATCAATTCAGCAGAATTACGCGAATTCAATAACAAAGCCGTCAACATGATGCCCGCTGCGATGGTTGACTTGGTATTTTTCTTTGAGATCAGCAGAAAAAATTCACGAATCAAACGCTTTTTCAGGTCGGGATCATATGCTCCAAAAATTACCCGAACAAACCCAAGCACCCAATCTAATGTGACATCGCCCATTTTAGGACTACCCATCACATCAACCAGAATCAGTTCTTTAAAAATCCGTTCTGCAATATCAGCAACATGCGGAAACAAAGGCTCACATGGCAATAAACTACGTTTTTCGACAATGCGTAACGCCCAGTCTGGGCAGGCAGTTGTCCAGATGGGAGGCATTGCGGTCATTTAACTTCTCAACTGATTATCCAATGTTGCAAACTTCCCACCCTTCGTAGATTGTTTTGCGTCATTTTCCTTTTGTTCTTTTTTTCCCGCTTCAGCGACCTTGCCATGCTCATACGGCAAAGCAGCTTTTGCGGCTTCAATCCGTGTTTTACGATCTATACGCGGATTTTTATAAACATATTGCAAATACTCCAGAGAATTTGTTACATTCTCCATGTCTTTGATTTCAGCAGAAATTGCGGCTTCACCCAAAGGCATAAGGTCAATTCCCCCACCCCCTTGTTTTTGAAGCGCAGCCAGATAGGTAATAACCTCGGGATTTGCCGCTAATTGACTACCGCGACTCACCGCCGACCCCTCAGAATAGCCAGCCAGAACAGCAGCCTCCTTGTTTGACTTGCCCTGCATTTTAGCTTGGGCAAATGCCTTCATCTTTGCAGTTAAAGCCATTTTTTACCTCAGATCATCAAGATTGATATAAAAATTAGTGTATTTATCTGTTTTTCAAAAATATTTATTTATTTTTACATCAAACAGGAATTTTTTTTGTACGTGAGAGGAGGGGGCGGTGTCCGCTGACCATGATGGATTTATTTTTTGATACCCCCCGCGGGTCTGAAAACGCACCAATTTTGTGCAAAGCTTGGAAGCTTCGAGTATTCATGAATTTAAATTTCATAATCAAGATGTTCCACGGTCGATACGTTGAAACCCTAGTCGTTCTAATTGTTCCACGCTGATTTGCTCAATAGACATGCTTCGATCCATAAACAGAACAGGTTTCCCTAAAACGTCTAAAGATTTGTGAAGCTGTTTAGCAACTGAATGCGCCTCATCAACCGAACTAAAACTCCTGAAGTCACCGCGAACAATAATCATCTGAGCATCAGGACTTATCTGGTCAACTTGAAGATTTAAATCTTTCATCGCTGCAAACCTCGCTTACTTTCTTCCAATGTTTTGATGTCATGGCATGGCTTGCAAAGTGATTGCAAGTTACTCAAGTCATCCGTTCCACCTTCAGCCTGATTTATGATGTGGTCACATTCAAGTTGCATAGTAACTACACCACAGTTGCAGCATGTCCACTCATCGCGCTCATGAACTTGTTGCTTGATCCGTCGCCATGCTCGACCACCACGACCTTGACCATAGTTTTCTTTTTCATTCAGTGTTGGCGTGTTGTTTTTCAGCGATGGTAAGCCTGTTGTTTTAAGTCTAGGTAATCGCATATCACTTCACCATGTAGAGCTTTACATCTTGAGTAATCGGCGCTGGAACCTTTGTAATCACAACACCAATCAAACGACTATGACAATTGACACATAACCCTTGCCAGTTGCGTACATTCCAGAACAAGACTGGATTATCTTTTGGGTCCTTGATATGAGCTACACGTTCGGCTGGAACTAGATAACCACGCTTATCACAATCGTCACAGTATTGATTTTCTGCCAAATACTCTCGACATGCTTTATCCCATACCAGATCACGTTCTGTTTTTGCTGGTCTGGACTTAATCTCATCACGACGTGTCAGATGTGATTCGTGTGCTTTACGATCCTGCTGACGCTTTTCCCATATGTCTGCCATGTGCAATTACTCATAAAAAAACCGCCTGTCACCTCCAAAGGGAACAAGCGGTCATCGACTATCGATAAAAGGATGTTTGTTAAATACAGTTATCCATTGTGGGAAAAAGTAATCTAAAATTGGCTCACCTGTCAAGTAACTTTTAAAAAATTAAATCACCTTTTTAGTATTTTTTATTCATTTGGTAATCTAGTTTAGACTCAATAATATCTATTTCATCACTCAATTCTTCTTTAAATCTTGTAATCAAGCCTCCCAACCTACGCTGAATCTGCATCCGACTAACACCTCCAATAACTGCACGATTTCTTTCCGATGGCTTGTAATTCGCAGGCACAGCACATAATTCCACCAACGCAATAAACATCGCAATTGCATGATCTGGATGTGCATCAGCTCTTTTTCCCTGAATAAATTCTGAATGCAGAAATAACGCTGCTGATTTTAATTGTTCTGAATTGTTTTGGTTAAGCGCATAACACTGGAGTAATTTGTTTTGAACTGGTGTCAATCGTGCATAACTTAGCGCCAAACAAGCGTCAGCCGTTGTAAACAAAGGGATACCACCTAATGGCATAGCTTCAAGATTGACTGATTTTGGGTTTAAAAATCTAAGTAATTTTTCCATATCATCCACCTACTACCGAAATGTGTACCATGTGTACAATCTGTTTATGATTTTTAGAAAAGGTAAACACTGGAAAGCCTTTATATATATAGCTTTCACTTAAATGTGTACCATGTGTACCATTTATATAAAGTTCTCTTACGTGAGAATGCTTTTTTAGTGAAGGCTTAAGTAATCTTTTAAAGGTTGTTGAAACAATACTGATATTGCTTTTACGTATACGCGCGTGCACGCAAATGGTACACATGGTACACATAGACTTAAAAGCATTGATATATAAGGCTTGCAGACGTGTACCATTGATTAAGATGGTACACATAAAGGTACACATGGTACACATAAAGCCATGATTTTTATGATTATAGTGGCATAGGAACATTATCACCACCATCAAACGCTTTGTCAAATTTATCTATTTGCTCGCCCAGCCAATCTTGTAAAGGAACATCTTCTGGTACTTGACCAATAATAATTACTTTTGTTTGACCCCTTCCCCCTTTTGGCTTCCGCCAATGCTTTTGATCTGGAGTAGACATGATTCCATATTTCTTAGCTTCTCCCATAAATCTTTTTTGACTAACAATATGTTCATTTGTTCGCTTAGACCATTTCTGGTAAGCATCATAAAGCTGCATTGATGTACAACTCACATAAGGAAAGTCCGTTTCTCCAGCTATCCACTGTGTTACAAACGTGTCATAACCAGCTTTTGTATACTCAATAATATCGCGTTTAGCTTCAGTCATTGGTGGCTTGGTATGAGCATCAAAACCAGTTAAATCGACTTGTAGCAAAGCTGTATAAAACGCTTGAATCACTTCTTTTGAATCAAGATCACGTGCTACTCTCTCCAATAATTCGGGTGGTAAAGTTGATTTTGGGTACAAGACTAAAAAACGACGGTCATTTTCTTCAATCGGCAATGGTTGAGTATGATTTGATAAAAATACACAATTCATATGATTCGCTTGGCGCATTGAAGCCAAGAATTTTTGATGAATTGATAGCGTGCTACCAGTAATCAAATGCTTAATAAAGCCCATCATACCGTGCTTGGTTTTATTGTTTGATATTTCTTCAAACAGTAAATACAACACCTGTTCAGCCCAATCATTGTATTGACTCTCTAAATCGCGTTGATCTAAGGTTTTATGATAAATGGTGTAAATTTTCTCCATGACAGCGCCAAAAAATAATGATTTACCAGCTCCATGAATATTTCCGTGCATTAAAACAGAAGTTGCCATTTTTGCCCCTTTGTTTTGTAAAGGGTATGCCAACCATCTTATCAACCATCCAAAAGCAGCTTTTTCTTCACCACATAGATGACGTAGTAAATCCATGAAACTTTTGGATTTATCATGTGCAACCTTTAGCGGTAATAATTGATCTGCCAAGTCTGGATCAACTAAAGCTGTAACTTCTAAGCCAGTAAAAATATTAATTTGATGCTCTTTGGTTGAATTGGTCGGATCAAAAACTAAATCAACATGACGAATCATTCGACGATGAGGCGATTTGGCCCAAATCTCATATTGATTTGGATACGCCTCTTTAATCGCAATATTTTTAATACGCTCTCGATTAATGGTATCCCATGATTCCAACGTACCTTCAAGATGAACAAATCGACCAAGCAGATCAGTAGCATCACTGGCATTTTGATCATCAATTTGTTTTTTCAAGGCATCAGCATCAATCATTCTTCTTTTGGGATGGGCTTGCCAGCGATTGGCAACCGATTTACCAACCATTTTCGTAAAAGCTAAAGACTTGATGGTCTTTTTCTTGTAGTCATCCCAAATTTCTGTTTTACCTTCAACCAACATGAATCGTGCTAAACATTTATCTAAAGAGAATTCTGGACGCTCAAATTCAATAATCTCCCCTTTCCCCTTTGGCTCAGGCTCACCATCTTTATTTGGGGTATTCATTGGCGGGGCATAATCCAGTTGAAAATCATCATCGGAATTGCCGATTTTTGTTTCATTTTCCGACATTTGCCCTAAATTCTGGTCGGCTAAATTTAAGGGGTGCGGGGAAACAGCAAGAGCAAAATCAGATGAGGCAATGGCCGTTTCGATCTGCCGACGCACTTCATCTAAACCCGCGATGACATGCAAATCGTTGAAATCAGATGCTGGTTTAGATGTTGCTGGTGGCTGCTCGTTGTTGTCTTCGAGATTCATATAGTCTCCACCGTTTCAAATTTGGGTAATACAATAATGCCGCCAGTGGCAGCCACAGCTTTATTCGACGCTTTTAAGCCTGCATCTGGAGGCTCAGAATGACTATCATCATCTGTGCAATAAACAAGCTGTAAATCTGGGTACTTGGTTCGAATCGCAATACCGACCTTGTCAGTATTTCCTGATTGAAATGAAAGGATTGTGGTTCTGCCTGTTGCTTCGTAAATACTTGCGCCAGTAGCATAGCCTTCTGCCATACACACGATTTGATTTGGCTGCGTAATTTCACCAATAATGTAGAAGCACTCATTGAGTCGAGCGCCTTTCAAATATGGCTTAAAACCATCGGCATGAATCTCTTGGATATTCCAAAGTTTTCCGTCAATATCAAACAATGGAACTAACAGATTCCCTTTACCATTGATTTTACAGCCGTAATTTTTAACTTGTTTACGTTCTAAATACGGGCAATCACGATCAAATGATTTTGCTTTCCAAGTTCGATCTGCACGTTTTGCCGCTGCTTCTTGTGCTTTACGTTCATCAGCTTCGGCTTGTAAGCGCATTTTTTCTTCACGATCACGCCATTTTTTGCGATCTGCATCAGTCACTGTGCTATCTGCTGATAAGCCAATAACAGCACCAACCTCTTTTAAAACCTCGCCATGCGTCATGCCCCGAGCTTTAACAATCAGCTCAAAGCCATCACCCGCACCGCATTGATTGCAGATAAATGTGCCTTTGCCTTGTTTGTCGTCACAACGAAATCGATCTGTACCACCACAAATCGGACACGGTCCATGCTTGTTTTTTTGCGCTGGCACTGTGATTGCAAATGCTGGAAATATTAAATCTTTCCATCGGCCTAAAGCGGCATCACGTACTTGTGGGAATGTTAGAGCCATTTTAAATTCCGCCTGCATGATGCAATTCAGCCATTGCTAACAATGTCGCAGCAATACGAATCAAGTCATATGCCTCTTTACGAATCACCGCCAATTCATCATCAGTAATGACCTTGTCTTCAATTGCAGCCACGATCGATTGCACCAGATCACCATTTTCATGCGCTAATTTGCCGACTTTCAAAATAAAATCAGCACTGGATAGCACTTCAACCCGCGGCAGTTCAAACCAAGCGGCATTCCCGTGAATCGCGCAAATGCTGTCCATGATTCGAGCATCTTTTGTTTCACTTAAAACGGCTTCAAGATGATAAATATTGGCTTTATGCGTTGGAGTCGTTGGGCTTAATGAACTACGAAATGTATTGATATTGAATGCATTTTTTTCCGCAATATATGCCATAAGGCTATCGTCATTATGACGATATACAGCCGCCTTTAATGCCATTTCAAGTGACATAACTGTGCGCTCAGCACGCTCTTTACTTGTCAAATTCATGTTAAAAATCTCCTAATTCATTCATTTTTTTAATTGTTTTATGGAGTTACGCTACTTCTAAGTTATAGAACCAGCGGACAATATCTTCATATGAAAATGAACCATCAGAATTATCAGCGAGCGCTTGCATCAGCTCTGGACGCGGTATTTTGTAGCGGTGACGCAGATGACTACGCAAATACGAAGTCGAAGTACCACACTTTTGAGCGTAAGAATCCAAACGTGTAGTTCCATTCTCACGGTCGCCACGTTCCAAAGCAGTGATGTAAGCTGCAAAATCAAATTTTGACGCAATTGCCAAAGTCATTTTAAGTTACCTTTTCGGTGATTATTTTTATAAGTTACCTTTTTGGTAACTATAAATCAACTTAAAAAGTTACTTATTAAGAAATTTAATCAACTTTTTTGGCATTTGTATTTTTTTTTAAAAATGCGACTATCAGCCGCAACCCACACCTTGGCAAGATTAAGATGGCTACGATTAACGAAATCAGACGCATTAATGTGTTGAAAGTCTTAAAAGAATTAAAAGACATTTACGGATTAGAGCGTAAAGATTATGCTGACCTTGCAAATATCAACTACAACCTGCTAAACCAGTATTTATCTGAGAAACCTCATAAGAATATTGGATCAAAAACAGCATCTACTTTAACCACTCCACTTGGCGTTGAGCCAGAATGGCTAGACCAAATTCGAAATGAACTTGAAATTAAACTTGTCTTGAGTCGAAAATTCGCCACGACAAAACCTGACGTTTCAAACCCAAATCTGCGAGTAGAATCCCCGCTTGCTACTTACAAAGTGGATGCAGGCTCCTTTAAACTACTGCCTATAATGAAAACAATCTATCTATTCAGAGGAAAGGCGGTGGAGATCGTAGAAAATGATTTAGTGAAGTTTGGTATTGAAATTCCATCGAGCATGATTGACCCGATTGCATTTGAAATCGCAGGCAGCGGGCATTTAAGACCATATCGCAATGGATATGTAATACTAGCAGATGCAGGTATTGAGCCTATTTTAAGTGAAGATATTTTAATCAAGACGGTTGATAATAAATATTTTATCGGTGAGTACACTTACGAACGTGAATCTGAAATTGAGATTCGATCAATTGATGATTTTCCAGAAGTAATTCAAAAAGCAGATATTGAAAAAACTTATGCAATTGTTGCTTATTACACTTCTAGAAAAAAATTACCAATCTCACCTTAATAGTATTTTTTGTAAATAAACCACGCGCAATGCGTGGTTTTTTATGGTTTTTACATTTTTTTTGCGAATAAATTAAGTAATTTATTTTATTTAAAATCACCTTTTAGGTATTGAAAAGTGATTTAGGTAACTTATAACCTATCAACACAAATCACCTAAAAGGTAACTTTTATGAAAAAACATGACCCTCAATTAGACCATTTCGACAATATTGTCGTAAATCGTTTATTTGCTCCAGATTTTGCTCAACCAGTACATGAACCGACTGATTTCTATCACGATAAAGCGATTGACCAAATCAAATGCGCCATATCAAACATTGCTCAAGCCCATTCGCAAACTGATTTAATCATTGCAATTGCTCAAGCAAATGCATTCATTGACTCGGCTTATCATCTTGAAATCATTAATTTATCAGAAAAGATAGATTGGGTTGGTAAAGTTGCTGATGCACATACTGATGCAGTGTTGGAGGCTTGAATCATGAAAGCATTTATTAACTGCAAACATACTAAAGAATCTGCATTAATTTTGGCTCAACAGCACTACGAACACGACCAATTCGTACAAGGTACATACGGTGAAGCGGGTGAATACGGCACTACCGAGTTTAAAGGATGCTCAGTTGGCTGCATGGCGAACGGATTACACGGTAACTACCCTGATTTATTCGGAATAATTCCTCAAATTGCATACTTGTCAGATGATATTTTCGAAGGTCTGAATGTTGCTGAATCAAAAGAGTGGACATTACAACTATTTAACTCAATCAAAGAAGGCTCTAACACTCAAGTTGTTTTTCATCGCTTTATGCACTGGCTGCTCGTTGATGAGGGGTGCGGGGTAATTCGATTTAATGATTGCGATGCAATTCGTGACGTAGCGAACTTACATCTTAAAGCAACTACAGAAACAGTTACTCAAGAAGAATGGGATGCGGCTTGGGATGCGGCTTGGGATGCGGCTTGGGATGCGGCTAGGGCTGCGGCTAGGGCTGCGGCTTGGGATGCGGCTTGGGATGCGGCTTGGGATGCGGCTTGGGATGCGGCTTGGGATGCGGCTAGGGATGCGGCTAGGGCTGCGGCTTGGGATGCGGCTTGGGCTGCGGCTTGGGATGCGGCTTGGGAGAAACATCATCAACTTATGAGAGATAAGCTTATTGAGCTGTTTTCTAATGAGGTGGTCGAATGAAAAATCAAATCCCTTCTATTCAAGCCAAAATCCAAACTGCTGCAAATGCACTGATCAAAGATGCTGTTAATGCCAATCGTGATGACTTTACTGTTTTTGTGGATTTTGCTGGACATGTAAACCATTTGACAATTGAAGTTTACCCTTGTGGTTTTGACACAAAAAAAAATGAAAGATTAAAAAATCCCATTTTTAACGGCTATCTCAAACCGTTTACTTGCGAGTTAAGAGATATCAAGGCATGGCAAAAAATTTTAACGAACTTACTAGAAGCGAGAAAACACCTTAATAAGCTTGTTGCAGAGGAATCAAAAAAATTATGGGAGACAAGCTAATGCAAAAACTCCTTTACGCTTCAATCATTGGACTGCTGTCATCAGCATATCTTTTAGTCAGTATTGTGGAGAAATCATCATGATTAATGTCTCTCTCAATGTCGCACGATCTCAAGAACTGGCCGACCAAGTTGCTGCATTTCTCGCCGCAGGCGGTGAAATTACAGAACTGGCCCACGGAGCCACAGGTATTAAAGAGCCAGACCCAACAAAACCACGTAAAGCACAAGATGCAATGCGTTCGATTATGAGCCGTAGCGTATATGCTGAACGTGCAAATCGCAAATTAAAAACCGAAGCACCTAAAAAAGAAAATGAATATGTCCGTCGCGTCAATTTTAATCGACAAGAACGTATTCGCGCAGAATGCGAAGGTCGTGCTGTCTTCACAGGTGACTGCAAACACCACGGCTTAACTCAATTTCGCTCACAACGCGGTGATCGACATTATTGCTGTGAATGCAAGCGTGTACTAACCATCAAAAAAGATTTGAAACGCAAGCAAGCACGGGAAATTGCACGCAAAAATGTGGAGATGTCAGCATGAACAGAATGATGATTGATTTTGAAACATTAGACGTTGCTGAAATGCCTGTCATTTCAAGTGTTGGAGTTGTTGTTTTTAATGAAAATGGCTTGTGGGAGTGCTATAGCGAAAAAGTAGATCAACAATCTTGTATCGACATCGGCTGCACTATTTCAGCAGATACAGAAAAATGGTGGACCGAACAAACCGAATCGGCACGTAATGCCGCGTTTGGCGGAACTACACCAATTAAAATTGTGATGGAAATTCTGGTTGAGAGATACAAAGAATTAGACTGTGAAGAAATCTGGAGTCGTGGCTCTTTAGCCGATATACGCTGGACGAATAATATTTTAGATAAGCTTGGTATAGAAAAGCCATGGAAATTTTGGCAAGAAATGTGTTTCAGGACTTACTTAAAATATGCGCCAATTGTCGAATTTAAACGCACAGGTGAAGCGCATAACGCTTTAGATGATGCAATGTATCAAGCGAAAATGTGGATAGCAGCAAATAAGCAGAATGATGTAAGAAATGAAGTTTATTTTCAGAATATAGCCCACAAACCAAACTTCAGTGACATATTTAAGGCCAGTATTGATTTTAAAAGTAATGACATTCACGTTGAAATCGATTTTATCAAACTTCGGAACGGACATACTGAGCTTAACGTATACTTTCAACATTTTATTAAAATCGATGAAGAATACGAAAAATTAAGCTACAAACGCTTGATTCATTCTGATTATGAATCAGATGATTTATATATTTCAGAAGTGTTAAAAGCGTTCGATTTATTTACTGATGAATATATCTTTAAATCAGAAGATTGGGATGATTCTCATATTAAAAACAATGACATGCCATTTTAGGAGAAACCAATGAAAACTACTGAACTTCTCCAAAATCATGAATTTAGTGAAAAACTAGAATCAGCGTTAAGCGGTCACATTATGTCTGTCTATATTAAAGCCAACTTAAATCCACCAGTCCCGTACTGGCGTGACAACAGATTTGTTTATGCTGATGCTGCGCCAGAAAAGTACGCAAAACATTTACGTGAAGGTATGAAATTGTTGGCTGAAGAACTAGACAAGCATCAAGAGAAGGGAGCAGAAAAATGAGTAAATACATTACATCTGCTGAAATTTGTGAACGCTTTCGCATCACTAAGCAAACATTGAATCGCTGGGAAAAACAGACCCAATGGGGCCTGCCATTTCCTGCACCTGCATTACCATCAAACGGTGGCTGTATGAAGCAATACTTACTTAAAGAAGTGAATCGCTGGGAAAGATTGTGTACAGACAAATTCAAAACGGCTGTTTAATCAGCCGTTAATTTTTTAAGATTTCTAATTTTTCAATCCACTTATTATAAATTTCAGCCTGCTCTTTCAAATACTCATATAAATCATAAGTTCCCTGATCGTTTGGCAAAACATGCCCAATCATCAACTCATGTAAATCCCGATCTTTTGAAATTTTACTAAAATTGGTACGCGCAGTACGTCGCAAATCATGTAGTGACCAATGTTTCATTTCTGTTTTTTTAAATCTTTTTACCCAGTCCAGCACACTATTTGGCAAAGCTGCTGCTGAAGACTCAGTCATATTTTCTAATGCACGTCCAGAAACAAATGCATACTCACCCTTATTTAATTCAAAAAGCTCCTTAATCAAAATTTCAGTCGCGGGAATAATCGGTCTCACAATTGCCTGATTTGTGTGATGACCTGTTTTGTGATTACTCGCAGGTACTGTCCATATTTTATTAATAAAATCGAAATCTGTTTTTTTTGCGATTCTCAGTTCACCATTTCGACAGCCATAAATTAAACAAAGCTGCATAAATATCTTGTTCTTTTCTTTCAATCTTGAATATTTCATACATTCGTAAAAGACTTTAATTTCATCATCAGACAGAACTCGCTTCCCGACATTTCGAGTAATACCCAAGTCTTCTTTTGGATTAATATCAGAAAGTACATTCGTTTTAATATATTTTCGCTTTGCTGCCCATTTTAACATTTGCTTAATATTTGCCAGCAAGTTTTTAGCAACACCAGGACGTTGTTTAGCATGAACATCAAAAAAATCAAGCCATGGAGATGTATCTAAACGATCCGCAGGCAGCTTTCCAATATTTTCTTTGACATGTCTGTTATACATACCAAGCACTTGATCATGTCGCTTTTTATTAGTGAGACAATAAGACTCATACCATCTATCAAATATATCATTTACAGAAATAGGCTTTGTATGAACTTCACGCTCAAGCATCACCTCAATTTTTGGATTTTTCCCCTGATCCAACATAGCTCGCAGACGCTCAGATTCAATTCGGGCATCTTTTAAACTAATAAACGGATATGTACCAATGTCATGACGCACTGGCTTTCCAGCGAAGCGGTATCGAAGTTGAAAGACAATTTTTCCTTTTGCTGATACTCTTACACTCATTGAATCGCGGTCAGCAACTTCTTCAACTTTTTCACGTACTTTACCGTTATTTGCTTTAAGCCACGCTTCAGTCAGTGCCAT